TCGAGATTAAGGAGTAATATATGTCACAAATTACAAAACAAATTTTATTCATTGCAGCAGGCATCGTTGTTGTTGGTGTAGTGGGCATTTGGAATCCAACAGCTCAACGCCTATTAGGCATGTTGGCGTTTGGTTGGATGCTAGCCGACATTGCCCGTGATGTATTTCCAGAGAAGAAATAATGGATAACATCGAACTTCGTTGGATATGGCACATTGGCGCCAAGACCCTACAGTATCGAACTCTGACTAAAAAAGTTTGGTCAGATTGGCAAACAGTTCCGTTAGTGGATGGAGTATAACATGGAAATGAAATGGATGTGGATTACTGTAATGGCCATGATGTTGGGTATGTATGCGGGTTTAGCCTTAGAAGAACACTACAAGACTGAATGCCGCATCGTTGCTCTACAAGCAGGTAAAAATTCTACTGACATTGCCGCAATCTGTAAATAGTTAAGGTCGCTTTAAGCACCACTGAGTGAAGTGAGCAATACCCATTTCTTTTCTGTCAGAAACTCTACAAACGACTTTTGGTTTGGCTTTACCTTTCTTTGCTTCACTTAATTTTTGTTTTACTTCAAAAGGCAGTGGTCCTAAAACCCTGCCTTTATTCTTGCCCATAAGAGATGCTTTTCGTTTAGCACGAGTTTCTTCAGATTGTTTTATACCCATCATATGAGGTCTGGGTCCTACATTCTTTCCTCGCATTTTTCTAGATTGGGCATCACGCATTTCTTGAGTTCTAACTTTTCCCTTATTAGCGGCAGATAGTTTAGCACAGTAGTCGGGTGTGCGAACTACTCCTACAGCACCCTCGCCGCCCTCTGACATATTTCTTAATATACCAGTGCCTAAGTCCTGTCTACCAAACCAAGATATCATTCTGCGTTCAAGAGCAAACGCACCTATTTCAGTTAGGTTTTGTTCTAATATAATAATTTTGGTACGATCGTGTGGCACAGGTACTCTATGATTTTTACTGTAAGCGCGATCGCCTTTGCCCTTGCCTATATAATAAGGTGTGCCAGCTTTGGCTGTAGTGGAATCTTTTGATCTGATGTAGGCGTAGACGTAATAAATATTCATGCTGACATAGTCCTTTTATGTTAGAGTAGTTGGATGTTGACGCATCGCGAACTACACTATTATTTATGCTTTTTGAGTAAAATTGGACTAAATATTATTATGAAAACACTACGCGAACACATTCAAATGATACACGATTCTGAGCAAGCACCGGAACAATCCAATGTCTGGGTGGGTACGGTATTGCGTGAATCCTATCAAGAAGCCAAAGTCAGAATTGAAGCAAACTCTAAAGAAGAAGCAGAAGAAATCCTATCTCAGATGGAGATTCCCGCTGATCAATTTCAAGAATATAATTGGGATGAAAGAAACCGCTGGGTCGAACCCAGCAGTGTCAAATAAACTACTTAAACACTAAAGGACCCGATGGGTCCTTTTATTTTCTCTTGACTTTCTGGGCAAGAGAAAGTATAATGTTATACATAACCTAATAAAAGGACCCAGCAAAATGAACAAGAAGATTGAACAACTTGCCGAGCAGGCTGGCTGGATTGATGAAAATCAATTTTCCTCATATAATAAAATTTATCAGTGGCAAGAATTTGACAAAGCAAAGTTTGCTGACTTGTTAATACAGGATATATTAGGCTGTTATCAAGCCATTGATAATGGTTGTAAAGTAGAAGGCACTGCTAACTTCGTCAAAGCTGTGCTAAAACGCTATAAGGGTAAGAAATAATTAGTTATTTCATTGTGTATGTTTCTCTTGACAGGTTGATTAAATGAATGTAAAATATGATATATAATAAAGTGAAATCGACTATGCCAAGCGACATCCAAATCAATCAATCAGCGGAAGTATTACCTATCAGTGTAGTTGCTGGTACTATCAACTTATTCGACGATCAGATTGACCTATACGGTCGAAACAAAGCTAAAATTAATATTGACCAACTTGCTGACCGTCCAAAACGTGATAGTAAACTAATCTTAGTAACAGCCATAACCCCAACGCCCTCAGGTGAAGGTAAGACCACAACAACCATTGGACTCGCAGACGGCCTACGTAAACTAGACTACAATGCCATTGTATGCCTACGTGAACCCGCATTAGGTCCTGTATTTGGTATGAAAGGTGGCGCCACTGGGGGCGGGTATGCTCAGGTATATCCCATGGAAGATATTAACCTACACTTCACAGGTGACTTCCACGCAGTTGCTTCGGCACATAACTTATTAGCTACCCTAATTGATAATCATCTACACTGGGGCAACAAGCTGAATTTAGATACCAATAACATCACATGGCGTAGAGTCAGTGACATGAACGATCGTGCGTTACGTGACGTTTGTGTAGGTCTAGGCGCACATAATAGTGTTACCCGTCAGACAGGATTTGACATCGTAGTGGCCAGTGAAGTAATGGCTATCCTATGTCTGGCTGATGACTTTAAGGACCTAAAGAAACGCCTAGGTAAGATCACAGTAGGCTATACCCTAGATGGAAAGCCAGTCACAGCCAAAGATCTAAAAGCCAATGGTAGTATGGCAGCACTACTTAAAGATGCTGTCAAACCTAACTTGGTACAGACTCTAGAAGGTACACCAGCACTGATACACGGTGGGCCATTTGCCAACATAGCACACGGCTGTAATAGTGTTATTGCTACCAAGTTAGGCTTGAAATTAGCTGACTATGTGGTAACAGAAGCAGGCTTTGGTGCTGACCTAGGTGCTGAGAAGTTTATCAATATCAAATGCCGTAAAAGCGGATTAAAGCCCGATGTAGTAGTCCTTGTTGCCACAGTCAGAGCCATCAAGTATTGGGGCAACTACGATAACTTGGACAAGCATATTGCCAACATCACCACATGGTATAACTTGCCTTGTGTTGTGGCTATTAATCGTTTTGCTGATGACACTGATGAAGACATCAAGGCCCTAGAAGAACACATTTGGACCACATTTAAAATTGAAGCAGTAGTCAGCACACATTTCAGTGATGGTGGAGTGGGCGCACAAGAACTAGCACACGAAGTGGTCATGGCCATTGATGAAAGCACCAAGACCATGGAACTTACCTATGCCGATGATGAAACATTATTCTGGAAACTTAATGCTGTGGCCACGCGCATTTACAATGCCTATGAAATACAGATGGATGCTAAGGTAGCACGTCGTTTAGAAGAACTACAGAAAGATTACGGGCATTACCCGATTTGTATTGCCAAGACACAGAGTAGTTTCAGTGATGATCCTACAAATAAATTGGCCGCAACCGAACGGCATGTTCTAACAGTGCGTGAATTACGCCTATGTAGTGGTGCTGAATTTATTGTAGCAGTATGCGGTAACATCATGACCATGCCAGGGTTACCAGAACGACCAAACGCAGAACGTATTGGCATCGACAAGCAAGGACGTATTGAGGGATTGGACTAATGACTTTTGAACGTGAAGTACCAAAACGTAGTTTAGACAGTTTAACTGATGAAGAAATTGAAAGCTGTTTTGACGGATCATCAAACGTAGATCTAGTTCGTGGACTGTTAGAAGAAAATATTGCTCCGGATGGATGGGTATGGTCCTCGGACTTTGGCGAAGCGTTTGCTGAAGCAATTGAAGGATTTATCGGTGCTGAGTCAGGCACTGATGAATGGGATGAAGCTTGGAGCAACAACTTTGAATGGGGCGAAGCGATCGGCGAAAACGTCAATGAATTGTTAGCTAACGAACCGGAATCTAAATAGTGAATCGTTCATTAGAGTCTGTGTGTTTATAATATGAAAAAAATATTAGCAGTTTGTGGAGACAGTTATTTGACTCCGACGATTTCTTATCCTAACACACATTTTACAGAATTAATTGCTGATCAATTAGAGTACGATCTATTGATATTATCGCGGTCTGCAATGAGCAATGGTGGAATTTGTGTACAAATTGAAGAAGCTATTAGAAAAAAAGTAGATTTTATCATTATTGGATTTACTACCTCTGAAAGAATGGAAATACCAATTGCTGACAGATCTGAAAAATATATTAAAGAATTAGGCATAGAAAATATCGACTACAGTAGATATCAAACAAATGTAAGTTTTAGAAAAAATACTAGTAATACTAATTTAATTAGTAACACTATTTCTTCATTGGTTGAAGAAAATAATCTATCAGATGAATATAAGATTGCTTTAAAATATTATTTGACTTATCTTTATGATCCAATTTGGCAAAAACAAAAAGATATTTGGATGACAAATTTTTTAATGAAAAAAGTAGTCGACAGTCGTATACCTTTTTTACTATTTAGGGACAGTCATTATAATAATTATTATTACGATGACTATGCTTGGATTCCAGAAATGAATATAGCAAAGTGGGAAAATTCTCCACAATATTATTGGCAAACAATGCCAGGTGATCCATCATACCATACCACTCCAGATGCTCAAAGACTCATAGCAATTGCTGCATTGGCACAAATAACTGAAATTCTAAAACAACATGAATATTTTTTATCACGTAAAAAATTGTCTTAAGCATTATTTTTAATTAATAGGAACAAAGATGAGTGAAACATTAATCGTAATGGCTGCAGTTGTAGTAGTTGGATTGTTGCCAATAATTATTATTGCCGCTATGGCCATACAGGCCATTAATAAGTCTTTAACTCAAATTGAGCAAACAGTCTCCGAACGTAGTGGCAAGTTTGACGAGAACATTGAAAATATTAATCAACTGTTAGATCAAAAGGATCAACTGAAATAGTCTTTCTATCACACTTTCTATTGTCTAGCTCCTAGTGTGATAGCCTTAAAGCCCAAGTGGAAACATTTGGGCTTCTTTTTCTCTTGCTATTCAGGATTAAATATCATATACTAATTATATGTTACAATTTCAATACGTCGAAGACTATATAGAACTACTAGCTGGTTATGATCCTAGTAGTGCTAATCACCTAGTGTTTAATAGCAGTAAGTTTAAGTTCAGTCTGGCCCGCTATGATGTTCAAATTGTAGAAAGCATGGCTAATACTACCTTGTGGGGTGTTGAAGCACTTACTGATCGTCAAGGTGAGTTGGCTATAAAACTGGCACTCAAATATAAACGTCAATTTGCTAAATTTGACATAGACGTTAGCCCAGTCGAAACACCACAGTGGCGTAAACCACTACGTAAAATTGATCGTGAACGGCGCATTTGGCTAGAAGGCGATAATATTCTAGTTAAGTTCCCTTATAATCAAACTTGGATTGAGGAAATGCGTCAGCTTAAAGAAACAGGGCAAGGACGCAGTAAGTGGGATCCTGATACTAAAGTTTGGGAGTTGGGCGTCACTGAATACAATGTTAACTTTGTTGTTACTTGGGGCGACAGTAGAGACTTTGTCATTGATTCTAAAATTATTGACCTGTTTGAGCAGGTCTTAGTATGTGAAAATCAACCATACGAAATCAAATTAGTCAAAACCGGTCTAGGCTACGAAGTAACCAATGCTGCAGACAGTCTGAAGGAATATATAGCTGAACACATTGGCAACGATATTGTTAAACTAATTGATCACGCTGGCATTCTGGGATATGGTGTAGATGCTGACATACTACACGAAGCCAGCAATGATTATGGACAGTCTTTAGAATATTTAGGTACCAGACATGTTGCCCACTTATCACCAACAGAACCCAATCTGTGGGATTGGTTACTAGACTACGCTGAATTAACTAATCGTTATCCTATTTGTATATATGATCCAGGCTTGACCTATGACTTAGATCTATCACGGTTTAATGAGTCAGATATAGTACGCTTTGATCAAAACGGCAAGACTAACACTAGCGATTATGACCCATATAATGTTAAAGTAGTATATGCTAAGAAACTTCCACAAAATTGGGAATTTCCTGTGCCACTACTAGTCAGCACACACAACATGATGTTTGGTGGTCGTAAACTAGATTGGTTAAACCGCGCTGAAAAGATTGTCTATTGGACAGCGACAATAATAAAAGAGTACTAATTAGAATGAGTCGTATAGTAAATATTAAATTTTATTCAGGTGACCATGAAAAATTCCACGGTTATGCTGAAGCTTATACATTATTAGAAGAAAATCCAATTGAAAAAGATTTAATAATTTTTCTCACTCACGTTTGGGAGAACAATATTTTTCAAGAACTTGAGGAATTAAAAAAGTTTGTTAATGTTCTGAAAACTAATCGCCCTTCTTGTAAAATATTTTTAATAGCAAATTCATCAGACGACGTTTATAATGATAAAATTTGTCAAGTTGGATTCGACGATATACTATACATTGATTTTTTCTTATATAGAGTTTATAAAGAAATAATAAAATATCATAAAAGCTCAGTGGTCAATCGAATGACCCAAAACACTCCCAAAAATAAATTTTTATTTTTAACTGGTAAATTAAGAAAGATAAATCGAATTGGGTTATTTAGAAAATTTGTTGATACAAATCTCATCAATCAGGCTGAGTGGTCACTTCATTATTTTCCTGAACATCAATCAGAATTAACTAAACTGAAAACGGAATATTTTTCTGACATGACTCAACTTGAATTTGATGATTTTTTAAAATTATGGAAAAGAAATCCAGATAATATAGATGTTTATTTAAATCGAGATAATCTTGAATATAATGGTATACCTTATGATGTTAAATTATACAGTTCAACTGATTTTTCTATAATCTCAGAAACATACTTTGGCCAGAATAAAAATTCGTCCCCGTGGATTACTGAAAAAACATGGATACCTATTTTAAATAAACATCCGTTTTTGATAGCAGGAGATGTTGGGATATTAAAGATATTAGAGGATTTAGGATTTAGTGTATTTAGAGAATTTTTAAAAATTAAAGATTACGATTCTATTATAGATGAAAACGAAAGAATAGACGCCATTGTTGAAAATACTAAACATCTATTAGAAACATTAGACCTACACAACATGTCATTGCACGCTGATCACAATTTTCGACGCATGACTGAATTATATAAGATTAATTACGATAAAATCTTAAATTTTATTCACAATCATAATTTAGAAGATAAAATTACAGCTGAAGAGTTAGTGCAAACTCATGGCCGAAATGAGATGAATACAACAAAAAAGATTGCTAACAGTAGATTTAGAGAATTTTACAATGATATAAAAGGACAAGATTGGCCTGATTGTAATACAGAGCAAGAATTTTACAACTTACCTAAATATATCCAAGATGAGTGTGTTAATCAATTTGGGTATGTTCCGGCTTCAAAGGAAGATAATGCCAACAGCTAGATTACTGATTAAAGATGAAGTTAACGTAAAGATAGAAGGACTTGATCTACGTGAACGCAAAGAGCTTAGTAATAAGTTCAAATATGAAATCCCAGGTGCTCGCTACTTGCCTGCTGTTCGACTAGGACGCTGGGATGGCAAAGTAGCATACTTTCAAATGGGTGGTAGCACTTATATTAATCTACTACCAGAGATTATTCCTTATTTGGAAAAACAAGGATATAATCTTGAATTAGAAGATGTTAGAGATTATCGCACACAGTTTGAGTTTTCTCAGGTCAGTGAAGCGACGTTTGCGCACAAGACTTGGCCAGAGAAACACCCTATGGCAGGACATCCCGTGGTCTTACGTGACTATCAAATTGAAATTATCAACAAATTCCTAGAAAACCCACAATGTATCCAAGAGATTGCCACAGGTGCTGGTAAGACTCTGATGACAGCAGGTCTTAGTTATTGCTGTGAACAGTATGGTAGAACTATTGTAATCGTTCCAAACAAATCATTAGTAACACAAACAGAAGCAGACTATATCAACTTAGGCTTAGATGTGGGTGTGTACTTTGGTGATCGCAAAGAGTTTGGGCGTCAACATACTATCTGTACTTGGCAAAGCCTAAACATCTTATTAAAGAATACCAAAGGTGGCGAAGCAGACATCACTATCATGGAATTCTTAGAAGACGTTGTATGTGTTATGGTTGACGAAGTACACATGGCCAAAGCAGATGCTCTTAAAACTCTACTAACAGGTGTAATGAGTCAAGTGCCAATTCGTTGGGGCCTAACAGGAACTATTCCAAAAGAAGCATACGAGCAGGTTAGTCTACTGTGTAGTCTAGGACCTGTAGTTGGTAAACTAAGTGCTAGCGAACTTCAAGACCAAGGTGTCTTGGCCAATTGTCATGTAAATATCTTACAGCTAATAGATCATGTAGAATATCGAGACTACCAGAGTGAGCTAAGATATCTATTAGAAACAGATGCTAGGCTAGACTACATCGCTAGTTTAGTAGACAACATACGCAAATCAGGTAATACCTTGATCTTAATTGATCGCATTGCTCCAGGTAAAGCCTTGCTAGAAAAGATCCCAGGAGCAGTATTTGTGTCCGGAGGCACCAAAGCAGATGACCGCAAAGAAAGTTATGATGAATTTGCTTCAAATGATGACGTGGTTGCTATTGCCACTTATGGTGTTGCGGCTGTTGGTATTAACATTCCTCGTATTTTTAATCTTGTGCTTATCGAGCCTGGCAAATCGTTTGTCAGGGTCATCCAAAGTATCGGGCGTGGCATTCGTAAAGCGGAAGACAAAGACTTCGTACAGATCTGGGACGTAACATCAACTTGTAAGTTTGCCAAACGGCATATTACAACTCGTAAGAAATTTTATACAGAAGCAAATTACCCGTTCGTGGTAGAAAAAGTGGAGTGGCAAAAGTAAACCTATGTACATATTAACCTTAGAAAATACAGCGTACGAAATGAATGAGATACCAGATGAAGTCGAAGACCTTCGGTTTGCGATATTAGACAACAGTGATCCAAAGAATCCAGATTATTTCTTTATTCCTTTGATCTTTTTAGAAAGTTTCAACAGCCCAGCATTGGTCTTAAGCATTGGTGGCAACATTGTTAAAATGCCAGTAGATTGGCAGATCCTAATCGGTGAACAGACCTTTGGCGATCTAGAAGTTGTACCGTTAACCAGCATCAATGATCGTGGATTCAGTGCGTTTTGTTTTAACCCATTAGATAGTTTTAAACCAGAGTTTCATTCAATTGAGATTATCGACATCTATCAAGATGTTAAATGGTATTTCCCCAAACTACGCCCTGGGCAGATGCTAGCAGTACCTATCACACAAGGTGAAAAACCTCTATGTGCGTACTTTGTCAAAGATATCAGTCGCCAAAGCGAAGTAGTAGACTATGGGAAGATTTGGTAGTATGGGCACACTAGAACCTGGCGCAATCTACATATACGAGCGAGTTGACGATGTAACCTATGCCCGTAAAATGGGATCTACTGATAGATTTGAAATTGGTCGCACATATAACGCAAATAACGGTTCGGAAGAAGAATTGTTATGGAGAGAAATACGTCAAACAGCCAAGAACAATTCCACTTTACAAGAAGCATTAGATCATGTTATAATGATATATAAGTTATCAAAGGAATATAAAGATGGCATTTAACCCACTACAATTTAAACAAAAAAAGAAACGACCTGTAGATCCAAATGCGCCACCTAGACCCAACTTATTAAGTCAAGATAAGAAATTGCGTGAGCAACAGGATGTCATTCAAGATCTACACCTACAATTACGTAGACAAGAAGAAGAAATCAGTCGTTTAAAAAATAACTACAGCAATATGCAGCAAAGTATCAATCAAATTATTAATGTGTTACGTAAAGGCAACTAATGGCGGCTCCTAATACTGATCCTTTATATATTGGTAATGAAATGGTAGCATTTGATCGCAAAGATCGTGCCTACTATGACAAATTCACTGATGAACAGCGTAAGAAGTTCAGCACATATCTAATGTTGCGTTATGGTGCTAGTGTACAAGGCAACGCAGACTTACAGGCATATTACCTACTGGCCACTAATGAAAACGTAAACAAATACTTTTTTGACGTAAACAAGCACCCTAAACTACAGTGGTTAATGTGTACATCAGTGAGTCCGGGCATGGGCAAACAACATCATTATTGGCAAGCGGCTAAAAAGAAAGAAACTAACAGCAAGGCCGTTAAATTTTTAACAGCACTGTATCCTCAACTCAAAGACGATGAAATAGAATTACTAGCGGAAATCAATGATAAACGAGATCTTACAGACATGGCACGAAAACTCGGCTGGGATGACAAACGAATCAAAGCAGAGCTTTAAGTGTCGATATTGTGGCAAAGAATACCGTAAGGAATCAACCCTTGCGGCGCATCTATGCGAAACTAAACGTCGCTGGCAACAGGAAAAAGAAATAGGAGTCCAATTTGGGCTTCAAGCATATCTACGTTTCTTCGAAATGACACAGGGTTCGGCTAAACTTAAAAGTTATAGTGACTTTGTAGATAGTCCTTATTACAGTGCTTTTGTTAAATTTGGTCGACATATGGTTGCTATACGTGCGGTTAATCCACGTATGTTTATTGATTATGTAATCAAAGAAAACAAAAAACTCGATCATTGGACACATGAACGAGTTTATCTAGAATACCTACATGCTTATATGAAAAAAGAAGCTGTACAAGACGCATTAGAGCGAGCCTTATTAGAAATGCAGGAGTATGCTGATGATCATCCAGAACTTAAAAATGGGTTTAGTGACTATTTTAGATATGGTAGTAGCAACCGTATTTGCTATCATATTAGCAATGGTAGGATTAGCCCTTGGATTGTTTTCAATTGTGATTCGGGGGTTAGCTTTCTTGAATCTCTTAGTGACGAGCAAATTGGGATCGTAATGCCGTGGATAGATCCAGAATATTGGCAACGTAAATTTATTGATTATGTAGCTGATACTGAGTGGGTCAAACTGATATTAAAGGAAGCTAATCTATAATGGATGCGATTATCTTATCTACACTAGAAGAACTTAAGACACAGTTAACAACAATACAAACTGATTTAGTATTAATGCGGTTTGATGTTGAACAACTACGTGAACAACTAGATCGAATAGAAGAAAAAATTAATGAAACACCTGCAGAAGATCTTAATACCGGTAATTGGCATGTGGAGAAGCTATGAAATTTAAAAGTGATATTGACATAGACTTTGCTGATCGTGAGCAGATCTTAAGTTTAATTGACACAACACCTGCTAGTATTATTAAAGAAAACTTAACTAAACATAACACAGGCGTGTATGTTACAGAAATCCCCAAGGATCCTTTTACAGGTTATGCTAGCTTAGATTATAATGTTGCAGAAGAACGCGGTTATATCAAATTAGACTTTCTTAATGTTAACTTATATAAACAGGTGCGTGATGAAACACATCTTATTGAGTTAATGCGTGAGCCAGACTGGACTAAACTGTATGATCGAACAATATGTGAGCAGTTAATACACATTAATAATCATTATGACACACTGATTAAAATGCCAGAAGCTGTGGATACTATTCCTAGACTAGCAATGTTCTTAGCAGTGATTCGTCCTGCCAAACGACATCTAATAGGACGCACTTGGAAGGATGTTAGTGCTAGTATTTGGGATAAAGTTGAGGGTGAGTATGCGTTTAAAAAGTCACATGCAGTGGCTTATGCGCAATTGGTCGCTGTAAATCTTAACCTACTTTGCGAATCAGTGTAATACTTCTACGTTTACTTCTTTTATTCGCTATCTCTTTAAGACTAATGTAAGGACCGTGCTGTATTAACACGTCTTTACTGTTGAATGTTTTCAAACAGGGTCTAAATTCAAACCAATCTTGCTTTAAAAACACATTGATAGGCACAAGCCTATTACTTTCCCACCACCACTGATCAGCTAGATCTAAGTAACGACTTTTCTGTTCTATGGTCTTAAGCACAGCAAAATCGTAGATTGTTGTTATTAATTCGTCTGAGTTTTGTATAATTCCTATATATTCATTGCCGCCATAGGTGAGATAACTTATAAATGGGTATTGGTCTAGTAAAGTCTTGATGTTATCTTCCATGTGTTCCGCGATAAATAGTTTAAAGGATCGAGCAAAAGTGCCCATAATCACAAGTTATTTATTAAAAAATAAGTTCACGGTTATAATTCTGGACAATGATCCTACAATAACAACAAGGACTCAAGTCGTGTATCAAAGACCTATTGAAATCTACCGCGGAGCAGACAATC